GATATATTAAAAAAATATAAAAATAATAAAAGTTTTGTTGAAAATAATTGTCAATTTTAAAAAAATATAACGAGTAACAGTAAATCTAAAAACGATGAAGATATACTAGTAGAAAATATTTTTAAAAAAATTTATTTTACAAATAAACATATTGTAGATATTGGCGCTTGGGATGGAGTTTATTTATCAAATACATTATTATTTAAAAAAAAATACAACTGTACAAGATTATTAATAGAAGGAAATGAAAAAAAAATACAAAATGCGTCTATTGGTGAAAAAATTGTTCAAAGTATAGTAAGCTCTGAAAATATAAATACATTACTTAAAGATTTACCTGACAAATTTGATTTATTATCTATCGATATTGATGGTAATGATTATTATGTTATAAAAGCTATGGAAAAAAAACCCAGAGTTATTATTTTGGAATATCATCCAGGATTGCCCAATGATTTTCCATTAGTTATAATTGAAAATAAAGATACCATGAAAAGTTATAGAGATAAGGAAGTAACAGACAAAGAATTTTATATTAATAATAACCATAATGGATATTGGGGGGCAAATATGCTAGCTTATGTTAAATTGTTAAAAGATAAAGGTTATTCTTTTGTTACAAGCAAGGGTGATAATTTAATTTTTGTAATAAAAAATGAATTTAATAAACTAAATATAAAAGAAATGGATACAGATTATATTATTAAAAATTATTTTCAACCAAACACATATTGGGGTGTAGACAATAAACCATATGATGATACATTATGGTGTATTCCTATTTAGATTTTATTATAATAATTGAGACATATGAATTTGATATACTTCGAAATTATTTTTTTCATAAAAAGGGATTAACTCTTTTTTACACGTTAAAGTAATTTTATAAAATTCTTCTGACTTACAAATATTTACTATGTGATTTATTATTATTGTGCCATATCCTTTTCTTCTATATTCGTCTGCTATTATTACATCCTCTATATGTCCATATTTTGCCAATTTATGTATAAATTTTTGCTCTATTATTAATGTTGCTGAACCTATTATCTTATCGCTAACAATCATTACATAAATTATGCTATTTTTAAATATATTATCATAAACTTCTTCAAATTTTTCTTTATTAATACACAATCCAATAGAACGAAATTCTTCAATTAATGAAATATATTCTTTATACTCTGATTTTTTTAATTTACGAATTAACATTATTTAAATAAAATATTAAAAAGTTTTTATATTAATAATATATTTATGTCTAATCTAAATGTATTTTTAAAATTATCTTGTTATGGCATTGATAGAGTAACTAGTCCTTGGGCAATACATAGTGAAAAAGATTCTAATAATTATTTACCTCATAATACTGGACTTGGTAATATGTTATTTCAAATAGCATCAGGATTATCGTACGCAATAAAAAACAACGCAACATTACATGTTCCATGTTTGAATACATATTTTAATTATGAAAAACTCAATAAAAAAGATACTATATTTAAGAATATAAATACAGAATTAATAGATGGATATGATGAAAAAAAATTAGTTGGTTGTACATATGATCATAGAAGATTTTACATTCATAATATTAGATTTTATAATAATATAAATTTATCGGATTATTTTGAAAATATTGATAATTTTCATGAACATAAAAAACTTATTATTGATTATTTTAAACCTACAGAAAAAGATGTAGCTTATTTAATTCATAAATATCCAATTATTAAAAATGATAATTTGTCCTCAATACATATAAGAAGAGGAAAAGATTATGAAAAAATATATAATTTAAATAAATTAAATGAATTTGATAACAATACATTTAAACTTTTAGATCATATGATAACAAATAAAAATATTACTAATTATTTTGTTTTAACAAATGATAGAATTCATTGTAATAAAATTTTAGATAATAATCCAAAATATAAAAATATTAATTTTTATTATTCAAATGAAAGAGATTTTTTTGATTGTTGGATAATATCCCTTATTAAAAACAATATAAACTCATTTTCTACTCTTTCTTGGTGGGGAGCATATTTAAATAAACATAAAAATAAATATGTAATATATAGAAAAAATACTCATAGAGGCGTATTAAAAAATCCAGGTTGGAAATGTATTTAAAAATATAACATTAATTAATAAATAATGCCTTTTAAACCATATATGAATAATAATGAAATTGTTTTATTGGAAAAATATTTCAGAAATTCTAAAAACTATTTTGAATTCGGAGCTGGTGGTAGTACGTGTTGTGCTATAAAAAATAATATTGAAAATATTGAATCGGTTGAAACAGATAATTATTGGGTTAGTCTATTAAAAAAAGACCCACTTGTTTCTAATAAATTAAATGAAAAAAAATTAAAAATACATATGTTTCCTTTAAATTTTGAATGGACAAAAGCCATATCTTGGAATTCAAATCATAAAGAATACTTAAAAACATGCGATAAAAGTAATTGGCATAATTATTCAAAAATAATAAGAAAATGTGATTTAAAATTAGACTTGGTTTTAGTTGATGGTAGATTTAGAGTTGCATCCACATTGGAAACTATAAAAAAAGTGGATGTTAATTGCTTTATTTTGATACATGATTATCGACAACCAAATAATACACATAGAGGATATGAATTTATTGAAAAATATCTAGATATTATTGAACATATAGATACTTTATATGTTTTCAAAAAAAAACAAAATATTGATTTTGATGAAATTGAAAAAGACCTAGAAATATATAAAAATATTCCAAATTAATTTAAATATTAATTATATAATTATATAAATGGTAAAAGTTATTTCTTTTTCTTTGTGGGGTGGTGGTTGCCCAACGCAATGTTGTTCTAATGATTTTTATATTGGGGCAATAAAAAACGCAAAATTGGCATTAGATTTTTATCCTGATTTTGAATGCTGGTTTTATGTACACAAAGAAACGGTTCCTCAGAAAATTATTGACGAATTGAATAATATTTCCAATACTAAAATTATTTACAAAACAGGAGATTTAAACAAAATTAAACCAATGACTTGGAGATTTGAATCCATTGACCATCCTGATGTTGAAATTAACTTATCGCGCGATACTGACACCCGTTTTTTATTAAGAGAAAAATTAGCAGTAGAAGAATGGATTAAGTCAGATAAAATATTTCATATTATGAGAGATCACCCCCATCACAAATTTTGTATATTGGGTGGGATGTTTGGAGTAAAAAAAAATAACATTATAAAATCTTGGAAATCATTAATAGATACTAAGATTATACAAAATGGTCCAAGAGATTATGACCAAACATTTCTTAAAAATATTATTTATCCAAAAATTATTAGTCGTTCATTAATTCATACATCCTTCTATCGTTATCGTGGCGAATATACAAAATCATTTCCTATACCATATTGTAAAAACTATTATCATGTTGGCGGTTACGTTTATCAAGATGGTTCTGTATCAACAGAACATACAAACATATTAAAAAATGCGTGCGTGCCGGGCGGCGGCACTAATTCTTTATAAATTGAGGATAAATAAGATATCTATTATGAATACTATTTTTATAGTTTGAATCCGTAGATTTATGTAAAGATGTATATGCCAAATATTTATACGTTTGACGTATATTACTGGCATGATGATGAATTGTTTTGATTTGAAAACATGGATTAAATAGCTTAAAATTCAGTGTCTCTTTATGTTATTTTATACCATTTTTTAGGACATAAATCACTTGTATCCTTATTAGCCAATTTTGGTCCAAACCAAACACTCGGATAACATACGATTTTATCCTTATTTCCATTAAAATAAGCTCCCCACCAACTAAAACTACTATTTGCAATAATATTATGTTCACAACAGGACATCATTAACATTTGTTCCCAATCTTCTTTTTCGTCGCTCGCTTTTATAAAGGTTAATTCGGGGAATTTTTCTTTAAGAATAGTTATTTTTTTTTCAACAATATTATTATCTTGTTTTTGACAAAAATATAATACATTCCATTTTTGTGATACTTTTCCCAAAAGTATTTTATTTAATGCGCTAATATAATAATTTAATGGCATTAGAGGATGAGCATCTTTAAATTGTGGTAATACATAATCTCCAATTCTAAAATGTAATGAAATACAATTTTCAGGAACTTCGATTGTTGATTGTTGTTTTCGCAAACCAATAAATTTAATAATATTTTCATATTGAGATTTAAAATATTTTTCACTTTGAAAATATCCAAATAATTTAAATCCCTGTTGGGGTATGTTTTTTGTAGGCAATTCCTCATAAGTAAATTTTCGTTCTCTATATATTTGTAATGGTTTGATTCCTTTATAAGTAAATTTTGATAAATTGCTAAGAAAGTTGTCCCAATAAACTGTTTGTCTATATTGTGCTTCTTTACTATCTTTCAGCCGTGGAAATGTAAATGGGATTTTATTCGTAAAAGAATAAGCAATTGTGGCAAATATTTGAAATAATTGATTTCCAAGACCACCCATTAAATGTGCAGTGATTAGCATCTTTATTTTTATTAAAAGTAAAGATTTTAAGTTAAAACTGAACTCCATCAATATCAAATTCATCGCCTGTTTTTTCTTTTGTTGAAAGCGAATAATCTCCCACACGTTTTTCAAAAAAATTCGTCTTTCCATCCAAACTTATCATTTCCATAAAATCAAATGGGCAGCTTGAATTATAAATCTTATCATATCCCAACTGCAATATCAATCTATCTGCCACAAATTCAATATACTGACTCATTAATTTTGCATTCATTCCTATTAATCTACATGGTAATGCCTCGCAAATAAATTCTTGTTCAATCTTAACTGCATCTTTAATAATAGTATAAATCTTTTCTTGGGGGAGTTTATTAATTAACTTAGAATACAAGAGAACTGCAAAATCAGTATGTATTCCTTCATCTCTGGAAATAAGTTCATTTGAAAAAGTCAACCCGGGCATTAAACCTCTTTTTTTCAACCAATAAATAGCACAAAATGAACCACTAAAAAATATTCCTTCTACACAGGCAAATGCTATTAATCGGGTTGCGAAATTAGAAGAATTATCGTTTATCCATTTCATAGCCCATGTGGCTTTCTTTTTAACGGGGGGGAAATTTTCTAGAGCTTGAAATAGTTTTGTTTTTTCATCAACATTTTTAATATATGTATCAATTTGTAAGCTATATGTAACACTATGAACATTTTCCATCATCATTTGAAAGCTATAGAAAGCGCGAGCTTCAGGTAATTGAACTTCCATAGCAAATCTTGAACCCAAATTCTCAATAACAATTCCATCGCTGGCAGCAAAAAATGCTAAAACCATTTTAATAAAATATTTTTCGTCACTATTAAGAGTTTCCCAATCTACCATATCTTTTGAGAAATCTATTTCTTCAGCTCGCCAAAAACAATCTTCGTGCTTTTTATACATTTTCCAAATATCTTGGTCTTGTAAAGGAAACATAACAAAACGATTCGGATTTTCTGTAAGTAAAGGTTCGGGTATTTGATACTCCATCTAAATATATAAAGGGGCAAATTTTAAGTATTTTTTCTAACGTATTTATATATGGAGTTAGGAAATAAAGAAAAAATAGCAAACCATTTACGCTCACAAATAAAACTAAAAAGAGAAGAATTTAAAAATTATTTGTTAAATATGAAAGGGGGTGGTGTAATATATAATTCTTGGAAAAAAAAATATGATAAAGATATTGAAAAAAAACAAAAAGCTTTAGAGCATATGAAAAAAATATTTAATTATTTAGAAAATCAAAAAGGTGTAGAAAAAACACAGATAGCAAGAAGAAGAATTGGTGGTTTTATGAAGGAACTTGAAGAGGAAATAGAAAATGAAAATTTCTAGATAATATATATATGCCGCGCAGAAAAACTCGTAAAAAATACGGAGGTCGCCGTTATCCAAAAAATAGAACCCATATTTATACACCAAAAAGTCCAACACATAGTATAAAAAGTAAAAAAAGTCGTCGTAGTAAAAAAAGTCGTCGTAGTAAAAAAAGTCGTCGTCGTAAAAAAAGTCGTCGTCGTAAAAGGTCACCGTATAGGTCACCGTATAGATAACCATTTTCCGTGAATATTTCTATACATCAAGTTGTTAATACGACGTCGTAAAACAATAAGCGCATGTTTTTTTCTCCATATTCTTTTAAAAATATTTAACCAAAATGTTTTTAAAGTACAAGAATAAAGTATATATTCGCAGTCTGTAATATATACAAACTCTTCTTTTACGATTTCCATTGAACAATTTGTTATGTTACACCAATCTTCCCAATAGCCTATTTTCCATTCATTTACAGTTACAAAATATTCTATTAGGAATTTATTTTTTTGAACCAAAGCTAATTTGTACATTTATTTAATTATATGATAAAGATTTGTATCAATTTTTTTATTTGCAAATATATATATGAAGATTGTAAATAGACTGCTTTCGAATAAGTTTGTATTATATTTCACAGCTTTCGTTGCTTTAATGAATGTATTGGGGTATTTACTGCATCGTGACATTCGCTCTTTAACATTTTTTGTGGTTTTAGGATATCTTTCTTCATACTTTAGTAAAAATATGATTGTAAATTTATTAGTTGCAATACTGGGAACCAATATATTAATGACAAATAAATCGTTAAGAGAAGGATTAGAGAATGGGGGGGAAGAAGGGTTCAGTGAAGAAGACGAGGAAGGCTTTAAAGAAATGAAACCCGCAAAATATGGCGGACGCCGCAAAAAAAAGAAAAAAGCTTGGGAAGAAGAAAACGACGAGGATGATGGTGTTGCCCGTATTGATTCAGCTGCAACTATGGCGGCAACTTACAAAAATTTAGAAAGCGTGCTTGGGACTGGTGGCATGCGTAATTTAGCAAAGGATACAAAATCATTGGTTGAACAGCAAAAAGGTTTAATGAAATCAGTTGAACAGATGCAGCCAATGATGAAACAATTAGGTGGAATGGTAAAAGGATTTGGGGGTGTAGAAGGAATTAAAAATTTAATGGGGACAGTTGGTAAGATGAAAGGGGGCTTAAAACAATAATTATATACAAAATTTTCTAACCTTGTATATAATGGCGAAGAAAGGTTTTGTTCAAATTAAAATTTCTACAATATTATTACTAGTTCTTTTTGCACTAATTTTTTTCTTACATTTTTCATCAAATAAAAAATTTACATATCCAAAACAATATCCAAAACCATGTAGTTATGTAAATCCTGCACCGTTGCCACAGTTATATTATAACCCAAGGCGTGCTTTTTTAGATCCTCTAACACCTCCACTGAAAGATAATAAATTTTATGCAAATCGCGTTGGTATCCCAATAAACGTCCCGACTCAGACTGTCGATGCTGACTATAGCAGTGTTGGTATTTTAACACGCATTTCTGGGAAAGAGATGATATTACCTCTTTTCGGGCGTCCCTTACATCTAGGAAGAGATAAATGGCAGTATTATGCTGCAGACGGGAGAGGGAACAATATAAAATTACCAGTTAGTAACGCCGGGAAGAGTTGCACTGGTGAATACGGCTGTGATTCAATCAGTAATGGTGACACTATATATGTGGAGGGTTATAATGATTCATTTAAAGCAACAATTTATGAAAATAGGCTTCCGAGATATATACCATATGTTTATTAATTTAAAAAAAATTTTATATTTAAATATATTATATGACTCTGCAGATTCCAGATATTAATGTGTATGAAAAAGAATTTAAAAATGAGTATGAAAATGAATTTGATAAAATAAAATCAGATTTGAAGGTATTTGATGCCCTGCTGGTGGGTTGGAAGATAGGGCGAGATACAACCACAAAAAAACTATATGCTGATCCCCCTGACACATTCCAATCTTTAAGGCGTTGGTGGGCGGCGGAGAATAGAATTCGCACCCTAGTGCACTTAGATGATTCATTCAAAGCTTTCATGCGTTTATTAGATAAAATATTAATACACGCTCGTTTAAATGGATTAAAAGCAAGAATGAAAAATTTAACAACTGAAATATGTTCTTTTATAAATTCTATTTTGGCTGGCTTAAATTCACTCAAATTTACATATCCCCAAGATGCCGAGATTCACTGCAAAATAGGTTCAATAATTTTAACTCTAATAGATTTTAAAGATGATATAAGAAGAGTTAACAGAATTCATGGAAAGAAAGGAAGAAAAAGAAGTAATAGTTTTGAAATTTAAAACTTAAAAGATTTAACAGTAAAATATTCATGCGACCTTCTTGGGACGAATATTTTACAAAAATAGTAAAGGTGACCAGCGAACGTTCGCCTTGCGAGCGTTTGAAAGTTGGTTGTATTTTAGTTAAAGAAAATAGGATTATAAGTCAAGGTTATAATGGTTTTCTTCCTGGTTGTCCACATAAATCTGTGGTACGAAATAATCATGAACAAGCTTGTGTTCATGCAGAGCAAAATGCTTTGATGGATTGCGCTAAACGAGGCGCGGCTTGTGATGGATGTACAGCTTTTGTAACACATTACCCATGTATCATTTGTATGCGTCTTATGCTTGCAGCAGGTATTAAGATAATTAAATATATAAGTGATTATAAGAATGATAATTTAGTTAATGTGTTTGCAAAGCAGTGTAATGTTAAAATTACCAAACTTTAATATTTTTTTAAAAAACACCAATATATATGATAATCATTAAATTTTTCCCCAGTGCTTATTATGGTTGTGATTTACCCAATTATGGTAAAGATTTTATTATTACAGATGGTGATAATTATACACACGCAATTTTATTGTGGCCAGGAAAGACACGTCCTAACTTAAAAATAAATAAAAAAAATGTTGTTGCAATGACACCAGAAGCTCCAAAATACGTGACGTTTGAATTTAATTTAAATACTAATCAAAATGCATTTTTTGAATATTGTAAAAGATATATTGGAACTTTTTTAATTGGTGGAGTTAAAAATACAGCTATACCCAATAAACCCCCGTTTTTAGGTTTTTACTGTTCGCGAACAAGTGGAAAAATTCCAAGAAATATCTCTTTTAATAAGACTAAAAAGATGTCAATTATTATTTCTATAAAGAGTTTCCAAGGATTTTGGGCAAAGAATGTATATGGATATTCTTTAAGAAAACAAATAGTATTAAATATATTAAAAAGTAATTTTCCAATTGATATTTGGGGAAATGGGTGTGGTTATTTAAATTCTTCTGATACAAGGATTAAAGGTCCTTTTAAAAGTGACGAACCATATAAAAATTATCAATTTACAATTGCAATTGAAAACATGAAATATCCACATTATATAACTGAAAAGTTTGAAAATCCGTTGAGATATAAAACAATTCCTATTTATTGGGGTGCAAAATATATAGAATATTATTATCCTAATTGTTGTATTCAATTAAGTGGTAATATAAAATCAGATATATTATTAATAAAAGATATATTACAAAATTCTCAGAAATATTTTAAAAATATGGAAAAAGCACAAAAAAAATTATATGTAGATAATAATTTGGTAAAAAGATGTGTCAATATTTGGAAGAATAGTTAAATAAGGTTCCCTTGAATATGCAGTGTTAAAATTACCAAACTTTATTCATAATATTTTTAAAAAA